TTGAAGCTGTATCTGACTGACGCGAGTTCATTTGCCAACTCCTGTCCCATTGAAAGTGTATCCTGTGGCTTCTTAATGTCAGGAAAGCTGTAAAGACCAAGTAAGCACTTATCCCTAACCCTACACCAAAGTTCGTCTCTCAATCTGTCGTACTTAGACATATCAGAACTTGAATTAGCCACGTTTACCATGTAGAGGTTCCGCATCCCCTGCTTCTGTAACCAATCTGCAACGCCAGCCCCGACTCCTATCACATCAATAGCACACCCTTCCGCGCCGTTTTCTTGATAGGATTGATTGATAAAGCCACCAAGAGTGATAGTGTTAAGACCATTGAAGCGTTCCCACGGCTTAATAAGGTTGGCGCGGCGGGGAAGAATGATAGAGTCATCTTCTCCATACCTCGCAACATCAACTCCAATGTAAAGCGGCTCATCCTCGGCCACGTCAAACTTATTACCAATGCACTGCTCTGCCGCATAAAGTGGTATCAGCGTTGTGTCATCAGCAAGAGGAGGGAGCCCAAGAACACGAATACGATAGACATTTGAATCAACTCCATACTTCCTCTCCATGTATGTAGGATAGCCAGGATCAACATTGGAGGATTTCCTCGAATCCCAATGCAGTCGCGCCCAATCATTCTTTGCAGTTGCATGATAGTGCGTATCGTAGAAGTATCCACTGTTTCGAGTAGGGTTTCCGATCAATAAAACCTTGTTATCAGGCTGTGTTAGCGCACCTTCAAGCGGAATGAAGACAGGATCAGGAACACCAGAACTTTCGTCGACTACAATCAAAAGGTGATCCCCATGCAGACCAGCGAGGGTTTCGGCCTGTTCTTCCTTAGATGCGCGGGCTGAAATTGAGATTGCGCGACACCACCATTCCTTTGGGTGATCTTTTTGGAAGATTTTGTCCTTCTGAACAACAAACTCATCAGCAAGACTTGACTTCCTTAGCCACTTAGAAATTTCTGACCACAAAATATCAGACAACTGATGCGCCGTGGGCGCTGTACAGACAACCTTTGCAAAGGGTCTGGTGGTCAGAAACCAAAGGATAATCCATGAGGCGCAGCCATCCTTCCCCGTTCCATGGCCAGAATGGACAGATACACGCTTGTTCTCACGGATGGCTCGCAAAAGCTCGATTTGTTGCTCAGTCGGTGTAACTTGGATGCAGTCGTGCACAAACTGCAATGGACTGTTGCGCCACTCCTGGAGCTTTCGAAGCACACCTTTATTCAAGTCAACCATTAACTATGTCACTCCGCATAAAATAGTGGTATCGCGACATGCTCACACCTATTTGCCAACGTCAAATCAACACACTACTTCCAAACAGACCTGTTAGTATAGATTTCAAAAGGAATACTCCGCTCAAATCTGGCAATTTCGTCAACAGCTCGCTTGTAAGTTTCAATGTCCTTTTTATCTCCAACCCCGGCCACTGCGTTTATAATAGGAACAACATCAACGTCCTTCTCAGGAAGGTTTTTGATGATATTATAAGCTATCTTAGATGCCGGGATTTCAGTTTCGCTTCCAGTCAACCCGTATTTGTTGCGCAAGTAGTTATGTCCAAGCTCATGGGCTGTGATATATTTAGTTTGATCTCTTTTAAGAGGAATTATTGCAATTTCTCCAGTTTTGGTGTTATACCATCCAGGTGTAGTCGAGCCGGCCCCTGCAAAGACCTCACCTGGGGAAGCCGCTCTACGCAGCGTGAAGTCACCAACAGTTTCTGACAAAGGAGCTCTTTCAAAAACCTCCTGAATATCTTTGAAATAGGGGTGATTCTCATACCCTGCTATCTGAGGATGTCTCCAGTCTCTGTCTGGACGAAATCGCTTTGCAGGATGTTCGTCAGTCCAGAAATCCGCTGCATCCTGCAAAACAGAAACTATTTTGTCAACAACTGAAGGCGATGGCATTGTTTAGTTCCTCTTTGTATCCTTATTCAATACCTGTTCCTGTTATGACAGGAAGAAAGTCATTCCGTAGTATATCATGGTCAAACTGAACAACCGCACGTTTTCTTGTGACAGGAAAATCTATCGCCTTATCACCCAACTCACTTACTATTTTAGTCGGTAACTGTTCTTTATAATCAAGTTTTTGTGGATCAAGTTGTTGTCCACACCGAACAATTCCGTCCTTACCACCATCTCGAACCAGCAGCTCAACCAGTAATGCTTCGTATCCCTTGTCACGAAGTGTCCATACCAGGTGTCTACCTTCGTGTCCTACGACTTTAAGAAAATCGCCTTCGTTATCAGTAATAAGAGATGCCACGCTTTAGTCCTCCGTCTGCGTTGAAGGCTGAGATAGGATGGGAAGTAATGATCCCCCGCCTATCCCAAACTTAAACACATCCAGAACCCTTGCTCGCTCTGGCTTCATCAGAACGTAGTTAAAATAGTCGCCTTTCTGCTGATCTCCTCTATATTTGGTTCCAGCAAAGCCTGCTTTTTCGAAGGCGTCAACGATTTGCTTTCTAACCAACTCATCGCCCTTTTTGCGTAACTGCGCATCCATTGCATTTACAGCAACAAAACCATCAAAATTCTGTGCTGACTCCGCAACTTTTGCAAATTCGTCAGCATTTTCTTGTACATACTTATTAAATAGTCTATTACCGAGTATCTGTATTGTGTCTCTACCAGAATGTACTGGTTTCTCCTCTAAAGGAGCAATTCCATACAATTTTACAGCACGATCAAAAATGTCTCCTGATCCAACATCAGGATTGTGCCAATCAATGTATCTTTCGTTTGGAAAGGCGACTCTGTATAGGTATCTTTCCCTGCTGACGCCAAAGTCTCTCTTCTTGAGACCAGATATGAGCTCTTCCAGTTTAGACAAATCGTCTATGCTAATCGTAGAATCTGGATTCTTTCCGACAACCTCTTTCATTCGTTTAATCTGACCAAGGATGTCTCTCTTGTCATTAATAAAAGTGTAGTCATTGCCACCAAGTAGACTTCCAGTGTATTCTGATGACGCTTGAAGTAGTCTAAGTTGATCAATACCGTATCTTCTTACGCCATCATTTTCTATGCCAAGATTGTCAATTACGCTAACGATGGGTTCTCCTTTTATCAAAGGCATACTCTTTGACGTATCATAGCTTGCTACTAAATCAGCATATCTTTTTCCAACTCCCTTTTCCTCAGAAGCATACAATCCAGGTCCTTGTGTCATTCCCCCTGTGCCACTTTTAAAGAACTCAGAAGAGAACTTTGGCTCTACAAAACTTCCCGCTCCCTTTGCCAGTTCATCAGGATGCACTTTGGTCCCGTGCCACAAAGGAATCTCCTCACCTTTAACTGCACTTTTCAGTGCCTGCAGTATTTTACCTCTTACACTCATACGCAGCTACTATTCTTTTTAACAACCTTAAGTTTGACAGCACCACTTAAAAATCCATGCCACAGTGCCAACCTTACTACATTAGTGAACGCTGTCTTTTTCTCCTTGTTAGTTCCGTATTTCTGTGCAGCCAAAGTGTTTATCGCCGTGATCAACTTGTGGCACCGCCGGCACAATACTGCAACTTGCTCTGGCTTATATATAACATGATGCCTTTCTAACTTGTACTTACCTCCGCACTTCACACAGCGACGAGCCACAATTAGACTCCAAACTTGCTTGTCTCGCTAACATGGAGGCAATAAAGAGGTAAACAAGGTGTCCAGCTCCGTCCTTCTGAATTGCTCGTCTCGCTAACATGAAGGCAATAAAGAGAACACAAAACAGCACCCCCGGCGCCTCACCTGAATATAACGTGCCTTTGGCAACTTCGTTGTGGCACTGGAATACTGAAAGGTTTGACTCACTAGCAGGGGGCGATAAAGAAAGGGCAAAAATAGATGGATAAGTAAAGGCAGCGCGGCACACAGCCGCTTGTGGCGGTCGCCCCATGCCGCTTAGGTCCCGCCGGTATAAATGTTTCTTAAGGAGAAGAATGTTAATAATTAGCACCGCGCTGCCCTTCATAGTTAAACTCAATCAGACTTAACCAAACTAAATACTGTATCACTCCTCAGGAAGGTGTAATACAGAACCATTCTCAAGATGGAATATGGTGCCACACCTTATCTTTATAAACCAACGCTGGCATAAGTTAAACCAAATCCGGTATTCTCTGCTCACCAGACTCAAATTCCGCTTCCTCAAAGTCGTCAAGAAGGGGTGTCTTGGCCGCGGCCATCTCTTGTTGTTCGAGATGAATCAGATGCGCAACAAGCCCCTTTATCTCAGACGGCTTTCCTTCAACAACAAGTTCCTTGTCTTTCAAGACCTTATACGCGAGAACAAGATCCTTGAGAGGCGCGTCTTCTATCTTTTCAGGTGTGATAGCTTCGAGGACGCGGGCCTGAAGTTCTGTCAATTGCAGTGATTGAAGTGCACGATATTGCAGCAGGACATCGTGTTTCGACTGGATGTCCGCGATGCGCCTGGAGAGCGTGGGGACAGAGATGCCAAGCTCTTTGGCCTGCTCTTTCTGGTTCATGCCCTGCAGAGCAAAGTCAAACAACACGTCAAGGTCGAGATCTTTTCTTGGTCTGCCCATTTTCTTGCTCTATCTCCAAGAATTGTCAAAAAATTTGACCATTCTTAAAACCATATCCCCTGTGTCCGCCAAGACTAAAACATTGGAGTCGCTATTTGTCCTCCATTAAAGTATTCTGGCCCAAAGTCCTTATCTGACAATCCAACCGCAAGTGCCACTGGAGGGGCCATGTATATAGGGTATTTGCTTGGGGTCTCTTTTGTGATAGGGATGTAGGGAACTTTTATTGGTTTCAATGAAGGTGCTATGTAATTCTCAAATCCGTATTCACGAATTAATATCTCGGCAAGCTTGTCTTTGTCTCCGGCTTCCAACATGACTTTGGGGATACCACGCTCCGAGATCGTCGCTCTCCATTTACCGTCTTTGAATTTTACTCTGAGATCACCAGCTAAAGCCTTGACACGCAGTCCATCTTTTAACTCAACAAGACGTTCGTCTTTTTCAGGACGAATACCTATGTACTTTACATCACTATCTCCATACTTCTTGAATAAGCTCGAAATCCTAACATCGTACAAACTCTTCAGGCCCTCTCCTCCGATTTTAAGATCGAGTCCGCTTAGCTCTACACTTGGCGAGTAATTTGCTATCTTTCTCTCCTGCTCGAAAATTTCATTTTGCAAATAGTTTAAACGTGTAGAAGCAGCTGCCCTTTCACTAAAACTAAGATTTTGAGAGTTTTCTACCAAGTTATTATAAAGCCAGTTGGCCTCTTTAGTCATGTTATCCAAGCCAGCCTTTAGTTTATTAAGGGTATCGTCGTCCGCAGCTTTCTTTTCAAGATCAGATAATGCACGAGCTGCAAGATCTTTTCCAATATACTCAGGCAGTGCTTCCTTGCTAATCTTTTTGTCAAGTCTCACATATGGACCATCTAAAGCAGTTACTCTTAAAAGGCCATCTTCAGTCTTCTTTATGCGTACAGCATCAATATAATTTGACAAGTTGTATCTTTCCACCTGCATATCCCCAGGTGTCCAAGCAACCCCGTCATACCCATGATTCTTTGCGTAAGCAATAATGCGCTTGACACCTATATCATAAATACGTTCCTGAAGGGCGGGGGGCATCCGTTGCTGCTCACCTTCTAAAATTTTCGTTATACTCGAGGGATTGATCTTATGATTCTTAGCGTATTCAAGGGCTTCTTGCTTTGTATCGAAACGCAATTCTCCAACACTACCGCCAGCGTTTTTGAATACGTACTTCTGATCTCCCTGTGGACCCTGGATTTCCTCTACGAAGAGGATTTTCTTCTCGTTAGGAGATTCTGGACTAAACGCGATGCGGTCATTGAAGCGTATTCTGACGATTGGATTCGATATATCATCATACCCAGAATGTCCGTCGATCCATGATCTTATGTTTCCTTTATTTGCTACTACGTCCAAAAGACCGGCTTCAAATCTTCCTTCTTTAGTGTCAATATCATAGAGTGTTTTATAATCATCCAACTCGCGCGGGTGTAAATTCTCAGTAGAACCCCGATGATAATTAAGATATTCTTCAAATGTAGGATTCCTTACAGGCGCGGTCACAAACAGTTCTCGGT